TATGTACGTTCCACTGGCAAGGAAGTCGTCGCCCTCGTCGGCGGTATCAAAGTAGGCTTCGCTTGATCCAGTCGGTAGTATGTCATACGTCTTGAATCCCTTGTATAGTTTGTCCTCGCCGTCGGTAGGATTTTGTTGATAGTTCGCCTCAAATATTGAAGGATCGGTTTTCCCCTTGCGGTCGAAGTAATCCTCTTTCGATAGGATATCCGGGGCGAGCATAGTATCGGTCTTTTCATCATAGGCGGGCATTTTGATAACGTGCCACTTTTCAGGCTCAAGTCTCAATAGTCTACCGCACAGGTCATTAGCTGACCATCGGGTCATGATGATGAGTTGTTTGGCGCCCGATTCAAGACGGGACAGCGCCGTGTCTGTATACCAGCTGTATTGGTCGTCTAGCGCCTTTTCGTTATACGCTTCATCGGCTGATCGTATAAGGTCGTCGATTACTAATAGCTTAGTGCCGATACCCGTAAGAGTAGCGCCGGGGGACGTGGCCATAAAGCTAAAATGGGAGTTTTCAAGGCTCCAGAGGTCATAGCTTGCATCGCCCTGCCTTATCTTGACATTAGGGAAGAAGTCGCTATACACCATTTTCGCGCCCGCTTTAACCTCTTGCATACCATCGCGGACGGCCTTAGAAAACCTGCCGGAAAGTATAGAGTTATACGACGCGACGATAGCGGACTTATCGGGATGATTGCCGAGATACCATTGGATACCGTTGATACACGTAAACGACTTTAATGTACGGGGCGGCATATTTATCATAAGACGGGTTATCAGTGTACCGTCTATATCGTAGAGCTTGTCATCAAGGAATGACTGTATAGTATCGGCTAGGGTTTTAGCGTGTGGGCGTGTTTTAGTGTACGCCTCGGGATGTCGTATCCTGCAATAGTCGTATAATGATTTACGCCCCATATCGGAGAGGTATATGGCGAGTTGCGATTGGTCGATCATTTTCGGAACGATATAACCCTATAGAAAACCGCCCCGCCTATCGTCGATTTCAATCCAGCCCACAGTCCTGTTTTGTCGATTCGTATAGCCGGGTAAATTATAACAACCTTAAACTCTCGTATAACCAAAACAAGCAACCATATTGATATTACAGACAACCAAACTATAATCCCAATCATTCCTCCCCCCTCGTGTTTATCTCATTCAATGCCAATAGCGCTTCTTTCTGTTCGTCGGTAAGCTTTGAAGTGTCAATCTGCTTCGGTGTAGTTACCTCGATATCGGTCTTGTCCTTTAACCCTGCATAGTTCTTGAGCCAGAATTGACTACCATTTGAACTCGGGTTGAATAGGTTGTTTTCATGAGCTTCTTGTATATGCGTGAGCGCCGCTGTTATGATATGCGCAAATCCGTCGTTTTTTGCCTTTATATCGTAGATACTAGTAGGAGAAGCATAGCCCAAGTATAGAGTTAACCCCGCTACAGTGGGGTGCTTGTCTATCGTTACGGGCTTTCCTTTATCCATTACGGGTACAAGTTCACCGTCCTCATTAGTATAGGTTAGTACCTCAGGCTTACAGGTATTGAAGTATTGGTCTATCTTGGCCGCGAGTAGATCGGGTGTCTCGTATTTTGGGGGTCTACCCCTAGAGTTACCGGGAATGGATTCGGGGTCTACTTCGTATTGGTCAGTCATATAGTTTCGCTTTGTCTATTTCACCATTCGGAAGCGTTATGGAATCAAAAAACTCTTTGACTGCCTTAGTTATTTGAACATATACTTCTGACGGTTGTTTTATGGAAACTACTTCAATCTTATCGTTCATTTCTTCCCCTTATTACAGAACCCACAGTTGATACAGGGATTACAGGTCATACCCATATATTAAGTATCCCTGTTATGACAAAACCAGTGAACGAAATAAAGAATATCCACATAAAAACATGGTCAATCTTGGTGATAATTTCGGCATATTTCGATAAGTCCCTTCCGCCGCAAATCATCATCCATCCTAAAGTAATTAAAAACATAAACCCAAACGTCAAAAATAACTTATGTATCATTTCCTCACCGCCTTTTTATCGCCCTTGTCTGCTAACCATTTATAGTCGCAGATATCATAGCTTTCTGAAACCCGCTTAAACGCCGCGCCCGATTGTATCGATACCCGCCGAACTCGTTTATTTGCCAACCGCTTGAAGTCTTTATCGTTACGTTGCTTATATATGGCGGTATGCTTTATTGATCGGCTCATTTCCTTACTATACCATAACTTACTGAAAAAGTCTAGTAATACCTTATACGGTATATTCTCGTTTTATACCCTATCCGACATAGTTTTTAGTGCTTGGTGTAGAAACGTGCCGAATAGGTCTACAAACTTCTCATTGTTGTTTAGTTCATTCTCGCCCATAATACCTAGTATGGAATGGGTAAGCTCATGGCAAAACACTTGCCCGGTTAAGTCTTTCGATAGGTCACGCCTAATCTCTATACGGTTCTTGTCGAGAAAAGTCATGCCGTTTACACTAGGAGTATTATCTACCTCGGAGACTAGAATAACGGGATAGGTTATACCGCCTAAAGTGTAAGACTTAGGGAGTTTGAACATCAGGAAATGCCTTTAACCCAAAAAAATTATCACATCCATTTTGGATATCAGGCATCATTCCCCCTTATTATCGCATCGGCTATTTTCTGCCGCTCCTCAAGCGGTAAACCCTTGATAGCTTGAATGGCTCTATCCATAATTAGCGGGCCGTTATCCATAATGAAACGAGTTGAGGCCTCCATAGCCAGCTTTTCGGCTTTACGGCGTAGGCGCTTAGAGTTTTTACCGCTCATTCAATACCCCCTTTCCAGTATCTCGCGCTCATAAAATACCTCGTAGATCGCTAGGAAAATACGCGCTATTAGTTTCATGCTCGCTCCTTTGTGCGCCATAGTGGGGTTGAACCACTAACCATAACCTTATAAGGATTCCGCTCTAACCAGTTGAGCTAATGGCGCTCATTTATACGCATCGGGAATCGAACCCGATTAAGGCAGTGGAGAAGTTACCGCCCATGTCTTGCGCCGTTATATAGCGCCCTGCATCGCGTATACGCTTCCCTACGATGAAGCTACGGGTATGGTGCACATTGTTAAGAGGTGTTACCAGTTTTACGATCCGCTCGTCAGCGGCTTACTTTGGACAGGACGGGATCGAACCGTCGTACGCCTGATCCACAATCAGGGGCCATACCAACTAGGCGACTGCCCACATGAAACCAGTGATATTCTCTTTGCCCGTCGGCTCGCGTCTGGTAAGCGAAGGGAGTCTTATTTCCCCGGTTAGATTGTTCTTGTTTCGTGTCACGCTATCAACAATCAATTTCGCGTGTACTAAGTCCGTGCCAGGACTCTTGCCCAATCGAGGAATCGAACCCCGGCTAACCTGTTTACAAGACAGGTGCTTTACCAACTAAGCTAATCGGGCGTCACGGATACAGTATACACCATATCCGCTATTTATTCAATCAATGCCCTCGTATATTAAATCCTCGTCATCGAAGTCATCTTCAGTCATGGCATTTTCATACGCGAGGGTGTCGAGCCAATCGTAATCACCGATAACCCGGTCAAAGTCGAGTTCCTCCCCGTCGCCGTCCATAACGATAAGCTCGTCGTACTAACACTCGACGCCGTCCTCGGGATCGCCGGGGTCACCATTGGATCGGTACATCGTGGCCGGGTAGTGTTTCGTGATACCTCCGACAGCCGAGACGTAGATGGTGCCAAGGGTCTCATGCTCGTATTCGGCGTCGAAATCAAAGATACTTGCGTATGCCATTGCTATCTCCTTTTACAAGTCGTAGTTTTCAGCTTCACTTCTAGTGATAAAGAAGTGAATACCATTTGAACATTCATCCCATCGATTTTCGTCGAACTTGTTCGCGGTTATACGTTTACCAACTTCATAAATATAATTATGGTCATAATGCGAAATTGCTTTCTCAGACCCAATTATTTCGAGAACGTCAGCAAACTCCGCACGGCATTTTCTTCCTGTAGCGTTTGATCTTTTGGAGTCTTCTGGAATACGAAGTTTCACGATGCAATAACCGCCTTCGGGGTTTAATGCCTTCTTCCATCCGATCACGGAACCTTCGGGGCATATATACGTTTGCGCCTGTGCATATTCAGCGCCTTTGGCTCCGGACAGGTCGGCTCCGGACAGGTTGGCTCCGGACAGGTCGGCTCCGGACAGGCTGGCTCCGGACAGGTTGGCTCTGGACAGGTTGGCTCCGAACAGGTTGGCTCCGGACAGGTCGGCTCCGGACAGGCTGGCTCCGGACAGGTTGGCTCTGGAC